TCCCCGCTTCAACGGCATGGCTTCCCCCCTACTGCGGCTCAACCTGGGGCCGGTTCTTCAGTTTTTTCTTGGCACCCAAAGCGTCAGCTCCAATGACAGCGACGTGGCATCGGTACTGGCCTGTACTGTCAGTAGCCCCAGCCAAAGGGGCAAGGGCCAAAAGAGGGATTACAAAGAACATCGACGCGAAGCCGCTCCCTTCAACCTCTGTGTATTTGAGCCCTGTACTCTCTACAGAACAATTCTCAGCATTGGCAGTAGCTGACCCCACAAACAGGAGACCTAGCGCAAGCAACAATGCTTTCATCAGACCCTCCTAAATCTTGTCAACCGTCTTGAACTTCGGATACTCGTTAAGAAGTTTACGCCACCCCTTTTGAGCTTCCTGGCTGCCGTCAAAAAGGTTGATCCCCGTCACCCGCATGAACTCATCCACGACGATGTTAGGGACCGAGCCGATTCTCCTCAAGGTGCGCCCCGCACTATAACCATTATTGCCAGAAGTGCGATCCGCATGGTTCTCCTCAAGCAGAGCTTCTACGTCCTGCGTCTGCCGGACGATGAGCCCTTGCTCTTGGTCCCAGAACTCTTCCGAACGGCGCGGGAGGAGAATCCTTTCTTCCCGCGCACGGGAGGAGAGTTGGACTTCTTCTTTACCGTCCTTTTGGGGCATCGCCGTGTGCCCTTGGTGCGGTTGGGTGCTTTTCCGCTGCCCCCGCAGCTGGGGCAGACGGCGTAGGGTTTTCCCACGGCTTCTCCAGGCTGGCCGCGGTCACGCCTTCCGGCAGCTTGTCGAGCTTCTTGGCGTCGGTCGGCGTCAGGCAGAGATACTCCGCCCAATCACGATCGTCGCTGGCGTCCATGATGAAGCCCTTACCGAGATGCGCGCCGCGATAGCCAAGATCGCGCTGCAACTCGATGTAGAACGGTCCACTATCCTTGTCTTTTGCCATTGTCGGCTCCTATGTCCTCTGAAAAAGGGGCGCCCCACCGGGAGGTGTGTCGAGGCGCCCCACGGCTCGCTCCTTGCGTCTTACGAGCCCGTCGCTGTCAAATCGTAGACCCCGGAGTGAGCCTTCTCGTTGCCGACCTCCAGGCAATACTCGCCCTGGATCAGGATCGATTCGGCATGGCCGGTACGGGCCAGCGGCACCTGCCGCGTCTTCATCAGCTCAGCCAGCGCGATATATTCCGGGTCCACCAGATAGATGGCGTTCGCGTACATGAAGCGATCCGGGACGATCTGCACCTGCCCGAAATCCGACTCATAGACGTCGATCGCGGCGATCAGCTTCTTGTCGTCAGCGCTCTTGTAGCGGGTGGCATTGGCGACAAAGGTTGTGGAGATCTTGCGCTTATGAGACGCCGTGCAATAGGCATATTTGGGCTGCCCACCGGAGTTCCAAGCGTTCATCATGGCAAGGTTGAAGTTCGCCTCCGTGAGCGCTTCCAGCGTTGCCGCCGTACCAACACCATTGGGATAGCCGTCACCGGTCCTGGGAGAATTGGAGAGCGTCGGGGCGACCGGCGCACCGGCAGCCCCACGCACCGGATTGGTACGCAGGAAGGCATAGAGCCCTGCCGACACGCGCGCCGTCGAGGCTGAGCCAGGATCCGCAGCCACCCGATCGAGCAGCATGGTTTCCTTGTCGCGCTTCAGCTCCTTGAGCTTGTAGCTGACCTGCTTGGCCAAGCTCTCGGTGCCAGCCGCGTCATCGTGCTTCGGCGTCGAGTCCGAGATCTTGATGGTCTTGTCCGAGATCTGACAGAAGTTCTGGCGCCGGAACGGCGTGACACCGGAATTGATGGCGGGATCGTTTTCGCCTTCAATTACCCGGTTGGCAGACTCAACGGCACCCAGTTCGGTGAGCGGCCATTCGTGAAGTTTGTTGGTTGCCTTGACCTTCTTGGTCGACGTCAGGAACGGCGTCTCGGTCGGCGTGATCATGTTCTCCGCACTGGAAAGATCCTCGCGGAGCGTAGCAAAGGCATAGGTCTGGACAGTTCCAGCGATAACAGCCATGTCGGCCCCCTGTGTTCGAGGGCCAAATGGCCCTCTATCTGCGTCTGGGCGACGGCGGCGACATAATCAGCGTCTTGGCCACATCCTCGACAGAGCCAGTCTGCCGCGCCCGGTTATAGATCTCTGCCGTCAGACGCTTGGCCTGAGAAGCAGCACCGTTCTGCGAAGAACCAGGGCGGATGAGGACTTTCTTGGGCTGTGGGCTTTCAGAAGCGTCACCATTGCCATTGGCTCTCTGGCGTACTTGGGATCTCTGGTACTGGTCGTTCAGCCAATTGGCTGCCGCCCAGAGCACCAACATCTGCCGGTGATCGACAACACTCTCGACCTCCGGTTTCTGAAATCCGAAGTACTCTGCCGTACGAATCAGCCGGTCCATGACCACGGGGGCCTTTTTGGGGTCGGCCAGATCGGGCAGCTGTGACGCTAGGCGCTGGGCTTGGTCGAGAACCATTCGTTGCCGAGCTTGAGACTGCAAAGCAGCCTGTTCGGCTTCGATATTCTGGACTTCCTCTTGGACTAGCTTCTGCTTTTCCTGAATCTCTCGCAGCTCTTCCCGCCTGAGCAAATACTCATTTGGGTTTCGAGCCCGGAGATCGTCCCAATCTATGTTCGGTTTCGAGACACTGTCAAGAACCGCGTTGAGGCTCTTGAGCTTCTCCGCCACCTGCTGGTTGGCCTGATAGAGAACGGCAGCGTTGTACTCAACCGCCTTGCGTATCTCGACCGATTTCTGAATGTTCTGCTCTATGAACTTGTTTCCGCTGAAGTTTTGCTTCAGCGCCTTGAGCGGAACTTCAACCGGTTTGCCGTCGATGGTAACCTCTACCAACAGCTCATCGACGTCTACGTCTTCTTCCTCGCCGGAGGCTTCTTCTTCCGCCTCCTCACCTTCTTTTTCGCCTTCGGCTTCCTCTTTTTCAGAGGGCTCAGTCTCTTCCTCACCCTCCTGGGGCGGCGCATCAACCGGTTCGGTCGGTATATCGTCGCCTTCCGGAGTCCGGGGCGGCTCCTCCTGGGTCGACAGGATCGCTGCTACGACAGAATCATCACCAGCATCGGGTTCTAAGGCAGCGTCAGCCATCATGCGGCCTCCTCTTCCTTCTTCTGCGTCTCAAGGAACAGCAGATCGTTGACATAGCTCTCCAATCGGTTCTGCACCTGAGTCAGCACAGAGGCTTGATGGTAGAGCCGCTCGCGGGTCGCTGAATCATTGCTCTTGAGAATCTGATCGGCGATCTCCTGACGCACCTCTTCCATGGCATCGGCAAACAGCTCGCCTTCCATGACGTTCTTGAGAGTGCGGCGCCTGTCGATCGCCTCACTCGTCAACGGCTTCTTGGTCTTGTTCATTGCTTCACTCCTGGTTTGACGCCATTGGCACCCGGCATGGGCCGGGCCATGGCTTGCTGCATGGCGACTTCGCGCTTAGTAGCGTCGTCCAACTCCGCCTGCTTGGCCTTGACCGCATAGTCGCCAGCCTGCTTGTCGCGTTCGCGGTCGTCCTTCATGGTTTCCACCAGCATTTCGCTGGCGAGCTTGGCCTGCTGCTGCTGACCTTCCAATTGACCCTTCTGTTGGATCTCGGCAGCCCGGAGCTGACCTTCCTGAGCGAGCTTGGCGCCCTGGACCTTCATTTCGACCTCGCCCTTGACCTTGGCGGCACCGACTACGTCAGGAGCTTGCGGCTGCTGTTGCTGAGCCTGGGCCTTCTGGGCCTGCTGCTGGTCGAGCTGAGCCAAGATCTCCGGCGTCACAGGCGGGAAATAGGGCCTGACCGACTTCTCGCCCGCCAACCTCAACAATTGTTTCTGAGTATTACGGAACTGCTCCCAGCCGCAGATCGGGTGGGCGAGGGCTGCCACCTTGGTTTCAATCTGACCGTTGCCTAAGCCGACATTGACCGAGACGCCGACCTGATCGTGCCAGATGTCGGGCAGGACCTCCTGGTAACCGGACATCGCCCTGACCGACTGCGGACCCCGCAATTCGTTCATGGCAATCCGGACGATCGCCAGGAACATCGATTTGATGCCGGTCTCACCAGCATTGCGTGCCATCATCTCCATGCGGGCATCAGCCCCCTGCACCGCAGCATTGGCGGCGACCGGGGTGGTTGACTGCAATACGTCAGGAGACAGACCTTGGTTCATGCGCGAGATACCGGAGCGCTTCTCGGACACAGCCTCCAAATGCTGAAGGACGGGGAGCGTCTCAGCGGCAGTCGATGGGGTTGTCAGCTCTTCGATCTGTCCCGGCCCCTTTGTACGTATCAGTGCGCCGATTTCGCTGTTCTTCATGTCTTCAACATTGACCATGGTCTCGTTGAAGGCTGTCCGGGGGTTGTTCACCAGCGCGGTATTGTCGATAAGCGCCCGTAACACCGCCGTCTGAGCGTCCTGGTCCTGGATGAGATCTTCCGCCAAAGAGATCGGAAAGAAGACATGCGGGGCTAAGTCAGTCTTAAATAGTGCCAACGGCACGAAATTTACCGGCTCATCGACCTGTATCTCATAATTGGACCCCGCCGTGATGATATGGCGTAATTCAGCAACACCGTCGCCGTCGGCATCAATCCTCAACCAGATCTCGCCAATGGTGACTTCGTCCGACATCGGATCTTTGTCATCGGCATCAGGCTCATTCTCGTTGGTGATGTAGGTTGTACGCTCGTCGCGTTCGTAATTGTTCATTGAGGACTCGTCCGTCGAGCCTCTGAGTGCAATCAGCTCCACCGGATCGAGCCCCATGAGCGCGGCATCGTAGATACGCATGGTTTCGACAGTTCCGATGATGCGAGCATCCTCCACGCACGTCGCGGTAGCGTTGACGATGACGGTTTCCGGCCTCATCAGGTCCAAATGCCAGATTTTCCTGACATTCTGCCGCGTCGATACCGCTTGAACCTGTGGTACGCCACCTTCACCGTCGAAAGGTTCGGAAACCTCCGTGATCTGATTATTTGGATCTTCTTCAAGTACCGAAAGTTCATCGGGAGCCACAACGATGTCTGTTTTATGCGTGGAAATGACTTTCTTCTCTAAAGAAACCTTAACTACACCTATGCGGGCCTTAAGCGCGTCGGTACAGCCGCCTATGAGAGCCTCGTAACCGCCAAAACGGTCATAGATCGAGTTGGCAAACAGCGTCATCTGCTCGCAGATCTGCTCGTCTTCTTCGTCATCGGAATAAAACTCTGCAACCTTGTCACTTTGTGTAAAAATACGCGCCATCGACGGCAAAACGGAGCGGACACCGTCACGCACGCAAGTAACAATGACGCCAGACCTTCCTTTTTCGTGCGGAAGGCTGGTTTCGCCCTGATAATACTTGTCAGCGGTGATGCGATCGCCGGAGAGCGACGAAGTAACAAAGTCACTTGCCGCCAGAATCTCTTCGCGCACTACCCTTTGCAGGGTTTCGGCGCTAAGCGGTTTCAGCGGCTTTCTTGCGCGCTTCAGCGTTGATTGAAACATCGGTTCGTCCCCACTTCCAACGAGTAAAATGCACTTTAGGCTTGGTCTTCGACACAACTATGCCAAAGCCCATACGCAGGCGCTCGAACTCCAAGTAATAAATGTCATGCAATGGTACTCTGACGACGCCAAAGCTCACGGGAAGCACGCCTTGACCGCCCACATGGCAGCCTGCTCGTAATTGGTGAGTGCGATCGCCTTGCGGCGCTCATCGACACCCTCCAGGCTCTGAATATATTTGATCAGCTCTTCGGTCTTATTCTTGATCGCGTCTACCCGTTCATCCTTGGACGGATTAAATTTTGGTATCGTTGTCACATTACTCATCGTTCTCTTTCCTCCACTTGGCCAGATCTTGCCTAGCCGCCTCTTTGGCGACGAAACAGTGCGCGGCGCGCACGTCCCCCCAAATCCACTCCCACATGCCGTTGTGATTCTTGAAAACCCCATTCATACCACCACCCTCAAGTTACGCCGAATCGGCGTCTGCCAATCAAGCCTGGGTGCAGCATAGGGCGTCGACTGCACCACATAGCGGATACCGTCAGCGCCGTGTGCCGCCCAATCATCCAGGGGAAGTTCCGAGAATACCTTGCGTTTGGCATCGTAAGCACGTCGGTACATACGCAAGCAGTCGATGCCTTCATAGCACCCTGATTTGTCGAACCACATGCGCGAGAAGGCGACACGCACCGCCGAGATCCCGCCCGCCACCGAAACCTTAGGCAGCACGATACATGAAAAACCGCGATTCGACATGAACTCGGTGCGGGTCAGGCCGGTCTGCAATTCGCGCTGCTCGGCGTCATGCGGGAGGTAGAGCGTTTGGATCTTGTAGGGAAGCCGCATCATCCAATCGGCGAACACCCCCAGATTATGCCCGGTGTCCTGCATGAACTTGAGGAAGTGGATCTCATTGCCGATGAGTTGGTAAATCCAGATCGCGCTGGCGCCGCCTATCCCTAAGTCCATTGCGGCAAAGACGGGCGCGTTCATGTCGTATGACACAGAAGTTATACGCTTCTCGTTCTCCGCCTTTTCGATGTCCTCGCCGTAGAACGTGCCCCGCACCGCTGCGTCGAAGTTGCACTCGTATTCCTGCGCATACTCCTCTGGGGACATCGTGGATTTGGCGATGTCGAGTTCTTCCTTGCTCAAGATGCCGGTCTGTGACGCCTTGAGCGTCATGATCAGCCAGTCCTTGTCGGCTTCGTGATCCTTTACGATGTCGTAGAAGTGGTTCCGTCCCTTGGCCGAACCGATGAAGGTGGCGGTTCCGCCGTAATCGGACAATGCCGGGCGTAGAACTTCACCCCAGATGCGCGGATCCTGGATCGCGTATTCATCAAGCGAGGCGTGATCCAGATAGATACCTCTGAGCCCGTCGTAGTTGTCGCTTCCGGCAAGTATCAATCTCCCCTGGTTGGGAAAAACCAGGGTCGTCTCGGCTTCAAGGACCTTCATCCCCGGAATAGTTCGCGTGTAGTGCTTGGCATACATCCAGGCGTTGCGCTTGCCTTGCGCAAATGTCGGAGAGACGAAGGCAACTTGCGGCGGCGGGAATGCGCGTTCGACGGAGAGGAGACGCCTCACGTCCTCGTTGATCTCGGCGACGGTTTTGCCGCATCGCCTGTGAGCGACGATCGCGGCAAAGCGCTGTTTGCGCCCGTGATAGGGGAGGAAGACCTTTCTCGGTGTATAGGGGAGCTTGATGACTTCGACCGGATCGGAGCGATCCATGGGCCTAAGATCCACTTTGACCTGTGGGTTGGCCTTGTCGAGATTATCGACGCGCCGGAACGCCCTGATGTCGCTCTCCACATTAGCCACCGGGGGAGACCACCTTGGCGGGAGCGGGGAGCGCTTCCATCTCAATTACATTCACCGGGGTAATGTCGGCTGCATCGTCGCCGCCCCAGGTGATCACCAATCGCTTGCCCTGGCCCTTGACCTGGGCTGACGGGTCGAGGTGGCCCAAGAGCTTCGCCTGGGCCATGGTACACGCCGTTGCTACCGCAGCATTCCTCGTGTCGATCGCAAATTCCCTGTCGCGGTCGAGCTGTTCGATCAGCTCTTTCACGGTGCGGCTGGCCTTGCCAGCGATATGCTGACGGTGGCGATCGACCATGTCGCGGACGTCTGGGTAGGTTAAGAGGGTCCAGCCGAGATGGAGGGAGGTGGATGAGTAACCCGCCGCAGCGAGCGCATCGGGGATGGCCGACCCATAAGCTATGTGGGTGGCGAAGATCGAACGCCTCACTTCCTCCTGGAGCTCTTCCTCGGATTTGTTCGGCGTTTGAGAGGGTTGGGGCATCTCGTTTGACATGGATTTCGTGTTTATGCCGATTTGTGCATGAGGTAAAGTCACAGCTCGCTGGCGGGCTCAGGAGGTGGTTCTTGGCACGGCAAGCCCAGCCTCCGCCCAACTCGTCCCACAACGCAGGAGACCCGCCAGCACCTCGTCGAGATTTTGAATTCACGGGCCGAACTGTCGTAGGGGAAGGGTCTTATTTTGGGGATCGGTGTGGGAGGGGACCTCACCCGTACCGGCGACCCGGCACCGGGGGGCCAAATTTCCTGACGTAGCAGATTAGGAAAACCTACTGCACGCAGGACTGTTTAAGCTGTTCTAGTTAAGGTTTAACTTTAAGTCCTAAAAAATACTAGGGCAGAAACTAGGGCACGCCGCGCCGGCACTTAGGAAGTGTGAGCAATATCAATGCCTTAGCTCGAAAGCATGGCGGATAATGTCTCCGCCCATTTTGTCTCACTTGTCGCCGCTTCTGAGGTGAGAATAGACCTGGTGAGACAGTGAAGTGCGACATGCTAAACCATTGATTTTACTATATATTTATATATTGTATCACTTGTATCATATATATATATAAAAGGAATTAACGTGTTGGTAAAAAAAGGCATATATATTTATATAGACCGATTTTGAAAGTAGGAATCGCGCTACAATACCCCAAAAATTCCCAATAAATCCAAGCAAATCAAAGACGTCGCCTTTTGTCTCATCTGCTTTTTGGCCATACCTCCCCAAAGCAAGTGCGACTGTCCCGCGCCCGCCATGCGCTGACCTAGCAAACCAAACGCGCCCGATAGCCTCCCAAACGCCCATAGATGAGCAAGGCGCCCGATTGCGCCGCTCGCCCTAGGTGATCACCTCAAAGCGGCGACCGCGTCTAGCGCGCCCGCAAACGCCTTTCCCAGCGATCGATCGGTCTTAACCTATAGCAAATAATCTGAGACCGCCCATTGCATCCCATAGCAAATAAGCCCATATTGTTGTCATGTTGTCACTTTGGCAACATGTAGAAACACACTAAACCATTGAAAAAGCAAAGGAATGCAACACAATGAACGCTAACACCAAACAGACAGCCAGCGACGTCGCAAATCACTTGCGCGCCCGTCAGTCGCTCATATGGATTGTGACAAGCGAAGAATCCCGCGTTGAACGCTACCTCCTGGAGGCTTGCGACGTCGCCAAATATATCCCGCGCACCTGGGACGCTGGCAATGGATTGCTCACCATGAAAGGCGATAGGCTGGTGGCCGATACGGAAATGAGTGCCGGTATGGTTGATCCTGGCGCGGCATTGCAATTCATTGACGCAATGTCGCGGCCCCGCGTCAGCCGTCCGACTGTGGACCGGCCTTTTGACAATCAGATCATGATCGACAGTCAGGAAGGCAATGGCGCGAATCCCTATCGCGATCGCGGACTCTGGATCATGCGCGATCTTGGCCCATGGCTTAAGCCTCCGATCGGACTGACGACACAACGCATCTTGCGTAACCTCGCTAGGACCTTGCCAGCGTCAGCACGTGAACGGGCGCAAGCCATTGTCATCCTGTCGCCCAATGCGGACATACCTCCCGAACTCGCGGCGCATTGTGTCGTCATTGACTGGCCGTTGCCGGATCGGCAAGAGATTGCCGACCTCCTGGACGCCGCTGTCAACGCCTTGCCAGATGAACTCAAGGCTAAGGCCACACTTAATGGCGACCGCGACAAGGCGATCGATGCCGCCGTCGGATTGTCGGGAATTGAGGCGCAAGCCTGCTATCGCAAGTCACTAGTGCAATATCGCAAGATTGATCCTGCTATTGTCGCCGCTGAAAAAAAGCGCATTGTCAGCAAATCAAAGGTAATTGAGTACTATGAGCCATTGGCGGGCGGACTTGATAGCGTGGGCGGACTAGGTGTCATCAAGCTATGGCTTGCCGCAAGAATGACAGCATATAGCCCGGAAGCGCGCGCTTATGGCTTGCCCGCGCCCAAAGGATTTTTTGTCGTCGGAATGTCCGGTTGCGGCAAGTCCATGATCGCCAAGGCGACCGCGACCGCTTTTCAATGTCCGCTTATTCGTTGGGACCTGGGAAGTAATAAGTCTAAATTTGTCGGCGAATCCGAGCAGAATTTTAGACTTGCAACAAAAACCATAGACGCGCTTGGCCGTTGTGTCGTTTGGATTGATGAAATCGAAAAGGCAATGTCAGGCGCAATCAACGGTAGCGCTGACGGCGGAGTCTCAAGTGACGCGCTTGGGACGTTCCTAACCTGGATGCAAGAAAAGCAAGGCGACTCTTTCGTGATTGCAACGGCTAACGACGTCAGCCAATTGCCTCCCGAACTTCTGCGCAAGGGACGCTTTGACGAAATCTTTTTCGTTGATCTCCCGAACTTGAGTGAGCGCAAAGCAATCTTAGAGGCTACGCTTAAAACCTTTGGCCGTGATCCTGCGACAATCGATCTACAAGCCGTTGCATTGCCTTGTGAAGGATTCACGGGAAGCGAGCTTGCCGCTTTGATCCCTGACGCGCTCTATATTGCTTTCGCTGACAAGGCTAGGGCGATCACAACGGATGATCTATTGGAAGCGGCGCGCACTGTCACGCCGCTGTCGTCAACGGCGCGGGAGCGTATCAACGCCTTGCGTAAATGGGCGATCGGACGGGCCCGTCCCGCAACATTGCCTGAACTCGAAACGGTTGCTGCATAATCATAGGTAACGGCGAGCGATCGCCGTTGCTTGGGATTATGTCCCGCAACACTAAACCAAAGGAATGCAACACTATGACAAATCTAAACCCCACAACGATTAAGCCGGGCTTGCTAGTCGCGCTTAAGACTAGCATTCGTGGCAATGTCACTTACCGCAAGAACGTGATTGAAGCGGCGCGCCTGGACGCGGACGGCGTTGAACATGAAAAATGGGAAACTGAGCGGACGGTTATTAGTCCCGCTGAATTGACCATGGCCAAAAAGGCGCGCAGCAAGGCGACAAGTTTAATCCGTTCGGCTTGCACTGTGACTAAATTTGGCTTGCTATGCCCGCAAGGCAACGAATCCGAACTTGAGGCAATGTTAGAAGCGGCGCGCCGCGTTGTGAAGGATTGCAACGAACTTGCGAACTTTTCCCGCGTGGAAGTTTACACAATTACGGGACGCGTCGCCGCTGACGACATTGAGGCAATCCGTTCAATCAATTCGGAAGTGCGGGACCTCCTGGACGCAATGAAGCAAGGCGTAAAGGACCTTGACGTTGAAGCCATACGCAAGGCCGCAAACACGGCGCGGCAATTGGGCGATATGCTGACTCCGGAGGCTAACGAAAAAGTCAAGGATGCGATCGCCATGGCGCGCAAAGCGGCAAAGGTCATACGCAAGTCTGGCGAACTTGCCGCAAGCGCAATGAATGCCGAATTGATGAAACAATTAACGGACGTCCAAACGGTATTTTTAGACCTGGATGAAACAACCGAGATCAAGACTCCGGAAGTGACTGACGTTGCCGTTGACTTGATGCCGGAGTCGGAAGGCTACGAATCGCCGTCCTATATTGACGACAACGGCGAACGGTCGGACG